CATCAGGATGTTCTCTGCGTTTGCCGAGCAGATTGGCGAGGATAACCTCGTCGGAGAAACAACTGAGATGGTGATGACGCCTGATGAGGCGCAGCGCCAACTAAGTGAGGTGACAAGGCAGGACGGCCCATATTGGGATCGCAACCACCCTGAGAGGCAGGCATACGTTGATGAGGCGTTACGCCTGCGCGAATACCTTTAGAGTTTAGCGGATAAGCTACGGCCCCGCGCATCATGCCAGTGTGTCTGGCAGGCTGACAACCTTTACCGTCATCATACAATTCTAAATTTACCTGACTTGTATGCTGGCGGCGTCAAGCACGGCCCCGACTGGGACAACCGAGCGATAAACTCTTTAATTTCATAAGCTTAGGAGTGAGACAAATGTCTTCACAAATCACTACAGCTTTCGTAAACCAGTATTCTTCCAACATCCAAATGCTCTCGCAGCAAATGGGATCGCTCCTGCGTGGCGCGGTTGATGTTGAAAGTGTCAATGGTGAGAAAGCATTCTTTGATCAGGTCGGGAGTGCAGCCGCAGTGCTTCGTACAACCCGTCATGCGGATACCCCGCTGATCGATACACCCCACAGCCGCCGCATGGTCACAATGTCAGACTATGAATACGCTGACTTGATTGATGATCAAGACAAGGTGCGTTTGTTGGTTGATCCAACATCAACCTATGCACGCGCAGCAGCCGCTGCAATGGGCCGTGCAATGGATGACGTGATCATCGCAGCCGCGATTGGCACAGCTAAGACAGGCAAGGATGGCTCCACATCTACTGCCCTGCCAAGCACCCAAAAAGTTGCGCATGGTTCGGCATCTCTGACGATTGCCAAATTGCTTTCAGCCAAGGAAATCTTGGACGAGGGCAGTGTTGATCCATCTATCCCGCGTTACATTGTTTGCGCCCCTAAGCAGATTACATCTCTGCTGGGAACTACGCAGGTAACGTCATCTGACTTCAACACCGTCAAGGCGTTGGCTCAAGGCCAGATGGATACGTTCAGCGGCTTCAAGTTCATCGTGTCTAATCGGCTTGGCTTAGACGCCAACAGCCACCGACAGGTGTTTGCCTTTGCTGGCGATGGCCTAAAGCTGGCGATGGGCAAAGAGCCTACCGCCCGGATCGATGAGCGTTCCGACAAATCGTATGCCACTCAGGTGTACTACTGCCAGACGATTGGCGCGACCCGGATGGAAGAAGCCAAGGTCGTCGAAATCGCGTGTTCTGAATAAGGAGGACTGAAAAATGGCTACTGTTTACTCGGTCCAACGGACCAATACACGGGCAACCCCGATTGTTAAAAACCCTGCCAATGCAATGGGTGGACGCATCAGAGTTGCTCACGGCGTGTACGAGGCATCTAGCTTGGCATCTGGTGATGTCATTGAGATGTTTACTCTGCCTGACGGCGCGCGCCTGATCGAAGGATCGCTTGCGCATGACGCGCTAGCAAGCAGCACAACGCTTAGTGTCGGCTATGCAGCCCACACCAATGCTGCGGGTACTGCTGTGTCAGCGGCCCCTGCGGCTTACAAGGCTGCGGCGGCATCAACTGCGGCGCAGAAGGTGGACATCCTTGCCACCTTGGCGCTGGGATCTGGCACCGTGACTGACACCAATGAAGATGGCGTGATTGTCACCGCAACAATGGGCGGTGCCGCTGGCACTGGCACCATTGAGGTGACCATCAAATACGCTGTTGACTAACTAACTGGCGGGGGCGGCTTGCTGCCCCTGCCTCTCTACCCCCCCCTAAAAATTTGGTGATCAGATGACCTCAACTGTGGACATCGCCAACAATGCGTTGAACGTGTTGGGGGCCAGTAACATATCTGCATTCGATGAAAACAGCAAAGCTGCGCGCATCGTCAATCAGCGATATGACAGCATCCGCGACAGCGTGTTTCGCGCGCATCCTTGGAACTGCCTCATCAGGCGTCAGGATCTTGCGCAATCATCCACAAACCCCACATTTGGCTACGCTCACCAGTATCCCCTGCCTACAGATCCGTATTGCCTGCGAGTGCTAGAGTTTAGCAACGGCAGCATGTCCTATCCGCAGGACAACATGAAGAACAACAGCGGTGGCCCAGCGTTTGTCATTGAAGGCCGCAACATCGTCACTGATGAAGGCACCGCAAAGATTAAGTATGTGGCGCGCATCACAGATCCCAACGAATACGACAGCGGCTTGATCGAAGCGCTGTCTATGCGCTTGGCGGCAGAGATGGCTTACGCGATCACCGGGTCAACATCGATGGTGCAGATCACCACATCAGCATATGATCAATCGCTGAAAGAAGCGCGCTTTGTTGACAGCACAGAAGGCGCAACCCGGCGCATAGAAGCGTCTGACTTCATAGAGGCGCGTTACTAGATGGCGCGATCAGCCCCATCATTTAGCAGCTTTGCAGCGGGTGAAATATCGCCACTGCTGGAAGGCCGCACAGGCATTGAGAAATACCGCGAAGGCTTGGCAGATCTCACCAACATGGTGGTCATGCCGCAGGGCGGTGTGAAGCGAAGACCCGGCACAGAGTTCTTAGGCGAGGTTAAATCGTCTAGCGTTAAAACCCGGCTAATCCCGTTCCAATTCAAAACGTCTGACACATATATATTAGAGTTTGGCGATAGCATCATGCGGGTGTACCGCAACGGCGCGCAGGTTCTCAACGCTACAGCCAAAACCATCACCGCCATCACCAAAGCTAACCCCGGCGTGTTGACCAGCAACAGCCATGGGTTCAGCAATGGTGACGAGGTTTACATAGTATCTGTCGGCGGCATGACAGAGTTAAACGGGCGCAACTACCGGGTGGCCAACAGCACCACCAACACGTTCACCCTGACTGATCTCTACGGAACTGCAATCAACACTACCAGTTTTACCACCTTCACCAGTGGCGGCACTGCCACCGAGATCTTTGAATTAGCCAGCCCATACCCAGAGGCTGTGCTGTTTGACGTGCGTTTTGTGCAGTCTGCTGACACGATGTATTTCGTTCACCCCAGCTACGCCATCCGCACCCTAGTCAGAGCAGACCACAACGATTGGACGTTTGCCACGCCATCGATCAGCGGATCACCATCGCCAAACCTAAACAATGCAAGCGACAACTACCCGTCTGTGGTGACATTCTTTGAGCAGCGGCTGGTATTCGGTAATACCAACAATAACCCGCAGACGTTGTGGTTCAGCAAGAACGCTGACTATACCAATTTTACCACCGGGACAGGCGATAATGACGCCCTGATCTACACCATTGCCAGCAATCAGGTTAACGCAATCCGCTACCTGTCACCCACGCGGGTGCTGACTGTCGGCACCACTGCTGGCGAATATGTTGTCACGGCCACGTCTGACGGCCCGGTTACACCCACAACCACCCTGATCAGGAAATATTCGAATTATGGCTCTGCCGCTGTTGAGCCTGTGCAGGTTGCTGACGTGACTTTGTTTGCGCAAAGAGGTGGTCGCAAAGTCAGAGAGTTTAAGTTCGCTGGCGATGTAAACACGTCAGGCTACCAAGCACCCGACATGACGATCCTCGCTGAACATATCACAGATGGCGGCATCACCCAGTTTGCTTATCAGCAGGAACCCGAAAGCATTATCTGGGCGCTGCGGTCTGACGGCACTTTGCTAGGCATGACGTACAGACGCGAAGAGGATGTAGTCGGTTGGCACAAGCATGTGATCGGCGGCGTGTTTGGATCAGGCCAAGCGGTTGTTGAAAGCATTGCGCCACTGCCAACGGACACCGGGAATGATGACCTGTACATGATCGTCAAGCGCACGATTAACTCACAAACCAAGCGCTACGTTGAGGTGCTGAAGGTGTTTGATTTTGGCAGCGTCACCACATCTGCATTCTTTGTGGACGGCGGCTTGGCGTACAGCGGATCTGCCACCACTAGCTTGACCGGGCTGTACCATCTGGAAGGCCAAAGCGTGACCGTCTTAGCCAACGGCGCAACGCATCCTGACGAGACAGTATCAGGCGGCGGCATCACGTTGGACTACTCAAGCACAACAGCAGCCGTTGGGTTTGGATTTACATCCGAAATGCAGACCATGCGTATCGAAAGCGGATCTGAGGATGGCACCAGCCAAGGCAAGCCCAAACGTATTCACGCTGTCACGTTAAGATTGTTTGAGGCTGTCGGCATCGAAGTTGGCAATTCAGCGGATGAGTTAGACCGCATCCCGTTTAGGGACAGCAGCATGGCAATGGATCAGGCGATCCCACTTTTTACGGGCGATAAAGACGTAGAATTTCGCGGGGGTTATGACAACAACGACAGGATCTACGTGCGGCAGTCGCAGGCACTGCCGCTGACGGTCTTAGCGCTGTATCCTAGAATGAACACATTCGACACATGATCTTGTACCATGTGGAACGGCTGAAAGACATCCACGAAGAACTCAAACCGCTGATCGAAAACCATTGGAAAGAAGTCGCGCTAAACCAAGGCACGATCAATTTAAACGTCAATTGGGACGCATTTTTTCAAATGGACGATGACGGCAGATTGCATTGTTCCACTGCGCGTGAAGGTGACAAGCTGGTGGGCTACTTTGTTAATATCATCGTGCCGCATCTGCATTATGCTGATCATTTGTTTTCGCACAACGATGCCATTTATGTAGACCCGGCGTACCGCAAAGGCTTCACCGCATGGCGGCTAATTAAATTTGCGGAAGAGCAGCTAACCATTGCTGGCGTATCGGTAATGATGATCAACACAAAAATGCACAAGCCATTTGATCGCCTGCTTCAGCGGCTAAACTTTGTTGGAACTGAAACGATTTACAGCAAGCGGCTGGGAGTAGAATAATGGGCGCAACCGCAGCAATTATTGGCGCAGGGGCAAACATTGTCGGCGGCATCAGCGCGCGCAATTCAGCTAACGCGGCAGGCGCAGCGGCGCAGGGCGCGGCGATGTTTAACGCATCCATAATAGAGCGCGACATTGGCCTGCTGGCCAGACAGCGCGGCATCATAAACCAAAACTTTGAGATTGATCAGGAACGCGCAGGCGAGGCGTTTGAGCGCGAAGTGCAAGGCGCTGCAAGGGCTGGGTTTGGCTATGCTGGCGTGGATATGTCCAGCGGCACACCGATGGCCGTGCTGCAAGCCAACGCGCGTGAGTTCGACTACGCAATGAGTGTTGCTGAGTTCAATAACGAAATGACAAACCTACAGATCAGCGATCAGCAGGAAGACGCGAGATTGCAGGCACAGCTTGCCCGGATGGGCGGCGCGGCATCCCGGTCAGCATACAGATCGCAAGGCAGGGCATCGCTAATCTCAGGCTTTGCAAGCGCTGGCTTAGGCATCTCAGGATCAGGATACTTTTAATGAGAATACCAGTATACAGATCTGACGCGCAGCGCACCAACGAAGCACCGGGCAGGTCATTCTCTGCGCGTATGGATGCGCGGCCATTCGTTGAGGCTGCATTGCAAAAGGGTGCAGTTACAGGCGCGCTGGCTGACGCTGTTGGCGCATATGCAGAACAACGCGGCAAGATGATTGCAGAGGCTGAGTATAACGAAACAGCACTGGCGTTGGACGAGGAAATCCGCACAGCGACCTATGACCTTTCCCGGTCAAACGACATTGGCAATATTTTCGACGGCAATAAGCTGTGGGAAAAACGAATGAAAAGCATTCAGTCCAACGTGCTGGGCCGAGTGAAAAACAGCAACGTCAGACGCAAGCTAGATTTCAGTTTTAACCAATCAGAAATCCAAAGCAGATTTAGACTGCAAGGCGTTGTGGACGATAAGATCATTAAGCGCGATCAAGCGGCGATTGCAGCAAGGCAGACAAACGCTGTTGCTGCATTATCTCAGATCGGGGCAAGTCCTGCTGACTATGCGGCATTTTTTGGCACAGGCACCACACCCGGTAAAAACGGCGTTATGACTGCACCCGGCGTGGCAGGCGGCAGAGCCAATGCTGGCGCTGTTAGCAAAGCCAATTTGGCAATGCGCGTGGATGTGGCGTCAGGATATGTGGCCAATCGATATGGTGCTGACATCAATTCCAACCGACGATTGCGCAAGTTTGTCAGTCTGCAAGATGAAATCCAAACAGGCCAGATGACCATAGAAAAAGCAATGTCAGAGGCTGGCATGGTTGATCCCTACGCTGCTACTGTGTTGTCCCAAATTCCAAGGGCTGAAGCGCTAAAAATTGTCCAAGCCAATATGAAGCTGGCGCAGGCGGCATGGAACGCTGACGAGAAAATCAGTAAAGACCTTCGTGATGGCGAAAAGCGCAACATGACTGCCGCATATAAAATGTTATATACTGGCCGCAAAACATTAACGCAGGATGATTTGAAAAGCATTGGGTTGCCAGATAATTATCTAAGACCATTGCTGCCATTATTCAAAGAAGGAAATGGCGGCTTGTTCGTAGTAGATAGCGCTGTGGCCAAAAAGAAAATCTATGAATGGCTAGACGTGCAAAACTTTCTGTCGCGTGACCAACGTGCTGCTTTGGATGAAGAACTAGCCAGCGGCACTGCCGACACGCTTTTCCCAAAAGAAAGCCGTGCCAGTGTAAAGGTAAACATGAACCTGCTGGCGAACAAAGGAGAATTGACAGAAGAAATTTTAAGCGCAGAAAAACCAAATTTATCAAGCGGTGACTATATCACGCTGCAAAATATGATCTTCAGCGAAGCAGAAGCAAACTTTCGTGGATACATGAAAACTGTCAGCGCGGTGTTTAACTGGACAGAAGAAACAGCAGGCAGTGACGATGACTTAGCGCAAGCTGCAAACGCTGCGTATTTCTCTGTCTACAATGATTTGTCTGATTGGTTCAACGAGCCTGAAAACAAGGATGCGTCTGTACGGGAAATTAAAGCAGAAGGCGAAAGACTTGTTGAAGCAGTACGGGCAGGATTTGACGCCGCCAAAGAGCAAAAATATTTAAACTTCTTAGTCAAAATAGAAAAATTTGGAAAAAATGGTTTAAAACTAAACGCCAACAATCCAATCCAATCTATCGATGATTTCATCGCAGCGCGCCCAAACATAGACGTTGAAACAAAAAGAGGGTTGCTGCGCCGAAAACAAATTTTGCTAGACAGGTATGGAGCGTTTTACAATGTTCAATAATACTGACAACGAGTTGCAGCGCTATGAAGAAGCTGAACTATATTCAGCCACCGCCACGCCAGATATGTTTAGTGACATCAAAAGCCAGTTTAACACTGTCACAGGCCAAACAGATTTGCTGGCACCGTTGCCATCTGGCGGCTTTGTCCGACTAGCCAGCCAAGCACCAGAGATTATGGTGGAAGCGCCAGCCATGCCGGGTCAGGGCGCTGATGCAGCACTGCCTGTTGAGGGGCCAATAGCGCGCGCCGCAGAGCAAACCGCTTTGGAGACAGAACCAGCCACAGCAGAGATGCGGCCATCTTTAGCAGGGCGCACAGAAGTTGTGAAAGAAGTGACCAAGGGTTTAATTAACGGCGCAATAGTTCAACCT